TTATTAGAATATTTTCTAATTTATCGGTACCTATAGCCCCTCCATTCTTAAGAGATTTACCAAATGATGCATTTGACATACCTACACTTTTTTCAAAGGCGGCTATACTAATTCTCTTATAATCTATGTATTCCTTAAGTCGTTCTAAAATCATACTGGATACGTTTTTATTTAATTTTATAGGATATTTTCTAATAAAATTTGGTTTATATTAGAAAATTTCCTAAGTTTGCAGCATCTTAATCAGTTAAGAGAGCTCCAAAGATAGAAAATAACAGTTTATAAATCAACAGATATGGCTAAAAAAGAAAGGTACATCAAGTTAGACAAAGACAAAGTTAAAGAGATTGCAGACATAAAAGGAGTGTCTACAGTAACTGTGTATGCAGCACTGAAGTTTCAAACGGATAGTGCACTAGCAATGCTTATTCGCGCATGGGCTTTGAACAATGGTGGAAAACTGTTTGAAGAAGCAGAGAATCCTTATCGTGAAACTAAATTTTTATAACTATTATGGAAGCAAAGAACAACAATCCGCAGACAACCGGCCTGCAAACCTTTTTAAATGAGAATATCGGTGCTGAAATCAGAACCATAACAGTCGACGAGATGCTTTATTTTGTAGGAAGAGATATTGCATTATCATTAGGGTACGCAAATCCTGTATCAGCAATTGCGCAACACGTTGATAATGAGGATAGCGTGAAATACGCTATCCCTGATAATCAAGGATTTAACCAAATTACCACTTTGATCAACGAAAGCGGTATGTACGCCCTCATCTTTGGTTCCAAATTGCCTGCAGCCAAAGCCTTCAAAAGATGGATCACCAGCGAAGTTCTCCCTACGATCCGACGCACCGGCAGTTATTCCCTTCAATCTCCCCAGCGCCAGTTATTACCCGCTCCCAAATTCCGTCCGGAATTTATTGAATGGAAAGAAAAGGTTCGTCACTGGTTAAGCAGGAAGGAGCTTCTGGAAGTTGCAAATGGTCTGAACCTCACCTATTCTCATGTTCGTAAAGTATATTCCGGTAACACAATGAGCAAAAGAGTTGCATCGGCATTGAATAGATCTGCAAAAGTCAACTGTCAGAAACGTAATTATTATCCTGATCCGCTTCCAGTATACGAACAGTTGTCAATTGAATGGGAGGAAATGCAATGATTACCTACACAATGGGCATAACACCGGAATACATCTATCTTGTTGTCTCAATCTGGCGTGAGGACGGTTCTCCCTGTCCACTCGTTTTTCCTGAAGGCCAGGAGAAGGAAGGTCTCATTACGATACGGATCGGACCAACAACTGAGGAAAAGGTTGCGGAAATGGTAGACAAAATATGGAACATAGCCGGAGCTAAACGGCTGGTCAAAGAAATTGAAAAATAACCAGTTTGTAATAAGAACTTTTAATTTATCATGGTTTATTACCCCATGCTGCAGCGGCAGCAAGATTATCCCGGTCCGTGAGGATAAGGATATTTCTGAAATATTTTCCATAAATGTAAAGTATTTAGCAAGCTGCGAAAGCAGCACAACTGCCCTGGTTCGTGATGAATAGGGGCAGATTTTAAAACGATTTATCAACCCTTTAAAAATAGATTAAAATGACAAAAAGACAAGAATTAGGACGGATGTTCAGGAAACTGGAGGCATTCTGTAAAAGGAACGATATTCAGATCCTCGCAGTTGCGGGCTACGAGGATAACGATGAAAACCTGACGTGCATTTCCTATACGCGTAATGGCGGCTCCCTGGTACCAATGATGCATGCAGAGATGGAGATTAACCATCACCTTGACGAATGCATCAAAGAGGTGGCAGATTCGGAAGGACGGATTCAGCTTCTGAATAACAAGAAACAATACTAACAAAGTAAAATAAGTGAGATATGAAGACTATAGATCATTTTTACAGTCAGGAAACGGAGAATCGTACCCCTCAAACGGAAACTCCGTCAGTGGCTGAACAAATAGCAGAGGTGCAAGGGCATTTGCAATCACTGAGTGGAATTTTCGATAAGACCCCTTATCGACTGTCAGGACAATATCGCAGATGTCAAGTTGAAATTGAAGCACTGTCTCGGATATTTGGAGTGCTGCAAAGCGAAGAAGAAGCCCGTCAGGATGATTTATCCACTTCTTCTGTTCGCGTTGAGAGGGAGATAGCGAGATATATTTCAGGATGTCTTTCAGATTCAGACGAACAAATGAGAGATATTCGTCATATCCTTTCTCTTTTAAAGTCTTATGGAGTCGTTCGACCTCTTCCCGGTGGAAAGTGCAGCGTATCTCTGTTGCAGATACATCTGATTTTACAAGATAATTTTCAAGACTCATGGTTGTGTAAGTTATTAAATATTCTGTTGGGCTGCTCTCCTGATGTAGAGACAAAAACCATTCAATTCTAAAAACGGTATAAAGGTAATAAAAACAATTTAAAAATGAAAAAGCAGCAAATTATCGACCAACTGGTTGAACATGTAAAAAAAACATGCGAGGAGAATGAGATATCCATATTCATGCTAACTGGGTATGATGAAGGAGACCGTATTGCTTCCGCTCAGGTTGTGGAAGCCAACGGAGAGCATCTGTTTAATATGTTCCGTGGAATAATGAGAGACAACCCTGACATAGCCGATGTTATCGGACATGCCCACGCTTTCCACTTCCTTCAAAAGCTGCAATCTCCACCACCGGGGAGTGTAGAGGAATTCCTTAGAGAATTCCGACGTGCTATGCATTCTTCTGATCTGCCGTCTATGAATTAGTGATAAATAAAGGAGCAGTCAAGGAACCTTCCGTTCGTTTTCAGGATTACGTACTTAACCATTTTCATAACTATATAATTTTTCGATAGGTGGTAAAAAGAGACGGTAAGGCGGCCTTCATTCCCGGTTCGATGCCGGGAACTGCACAAGAGTTAAATGAATGATATGGAATACTATAATGACATACTTTGTATATCTCATGATGACCTGACGCGTAATGATGCCGCTCCCGGAAAGCCCAGCGATGCGATCATGTCTGTAAGTAATTATTATAAATTGGCAAACGAGGAGGAGATTAATGTAGTCCGTCCCGGGAAGGGATTCGGCTGCTATGCCCTTGTTGAGGTCGCAAGTCTGCCCGAGAGATTCCTTTTCAAAGTGAAGAAGAAATACCCAGGAGAAGGACGCAATCTTATCCTTCATAAATGGTTTGAAGAACATTATTACATGGATGAGAGGGCACGTACCTGGTTCAGTAATTTCCGTTTCGAGAATGGTAAGCCGATCAATCCTGAGAAATTGTCGGAATATATCGTCAACGCCAATGTGTTGAATTCCGTCATCGATTTGCTTGGTGACCGCAAGACGATGCGCAGAGCCATGCAGGGAGGTCGTGTAAAATGGGATGAAATGTCCGAGGCGGTCAGTTTCTTCAAACAGAAGTATAACCATACCCTTCCGGAAAACGTGGCCCGTTTCAAGCAGAAAGTCAACAAATACCGTTCTGAAGGATATATTGTACTCATAGACCGACGCGACATCAACCAGAGCGCACGAAAGGTTACTGTAATGATTGAAAAGCTGCTGCTCTCCATTGCCGCGCTTCCTACCAATCCTTACAACAACACCGTCAAGGAACGTTACGAACAGTTTATGCGTGGAGAAATTGATATTTGCGATCCACGTACCGGCGAGATCTTTTCTCCGGAGGATTTTCTAAACAAGAAGGGGGAAATCGTAGAGCTCTCGGACAATACAATCTGGAATTATCTGAATAAGCATAAGAATAAGGTTGTTCTTGAAAGTATGCGTATGTCCTGGACAGATTTCAACCATATGATACGTCCTCATCACAGACGTCACAGTCCGTTCTTCTCGTTCAGCAAGATTTCGCTTGACGACCGTGATCTTCCCCGCAAGGCTGCTTCCGGACGTCCGAAGGCTTATTATGCCTATGACGTAGCCAGTGGCTGTGTTATCGGATATGCATACAACAGAAAGAAGAATGCTGATCTTTTCATCGACTGTATCCGCAATATGTTCCAGACTATTGAGAGAAACCATTGGAATGTGCCGGCACAGGTAGAAGTTGAGAACCATCTGGTCAATCAATTTGCAGATGGGCTGATGCAAGCCCAAATGGTATTTCCCATTATCCGCTGGTGTGCTCCGACCAATTCCCAGGAAAAGCGTGCCGAACATCTGAACCGCGCCAAGAAGTATGGCGTAGAGAAGAATAATCATCCGGGTATCGGACGCTGGTATTTGAAAATGAGTATCAACCGTCCGAAAGTGGAAAAGATCTATGACGAAGAGAACAACAACTATAAAGAAAAGATCTATGACTTTGACGAGCTTGTTGCGGATGATATTGCCGACATCAATGAATACAATCACCAGTTGCATCCCAACCAGGCAATGTATCCCGGGATGACCCGCTGGCAGGTATTGTGTGAAAATATGAATCCGGACCTCACACCTGTCAACAAGGCGGTGCTTTACCGCTATATTGGCGAGAATGTCAGCACCAGTATTGTCAGGAACCAGTCCTGTCAGGTACAGGGAGAGCATTTCTGGCTTTCCTCTCCGGAGATTATCGACAGGATGCAGCCGGGAAACAACAAGGTGACTGCCTATTATCTTTCTGATGCGAACGGAAATATCCCCGAGGTATATGTGTACCAAAACGACCGCTACATTGATACATGCAAGAACCTGGGCCGATATAACGAAGCGGACGTAGAGCAGACCGATGAGGACCGCGCGATCATGTTGGAACAGGAGAAATACATTGCCCGTTTTGATAAGATGGTCAAAGATAACAAGCCTGGAAAGATCACCATTATCCCCAAAGACGAGAAGGAATGCGTGGAGGATGCAGTTTGTGATGATGTTGGAGAAATCTATACCGACGATGCATTTGATTTCAAGGAGGAGGATTACAACAAGTATCTTGATCCTGAATATGCACGCAGGATGGCAAGACAAGCTCTTTAAATTCGAATTAAATAACAATTAAATAACAATCTTATGAAACTAAGTAAAGACATCAAGGAACGTATCTGGAAAGCGGTAAAAAAGGATCGCGCCAAATATGAGTATGACAAGAATCATGCAATAGCACTGGGAATTAATCCGAGCGTATATAGTACTATTAATAAATACGGTTTTAAAGACGGAATACTGGATGATGGCATTTTGATTAGCGTTGCCCGCCGTCTGGGTGTTGCCCTGCGTGACGAAACTCCCTGGAAGATAGCCAGGACTCCTGTTTTTGTCTATATTACCGAGCAATTGGAGATGTGCCAGCAAAGCAGTCTGAGTGGTTTATTCTGTGATTGCTGCAATATCGGCAAGACATTTACGGCAAAGGCATATATAAACAATCACCCTAATGCAATATATGTAGACTGCGGTCAGGTAAAGACCAAAATGCGCATGATACGTTATATAGCCCGTCAGTTCGGATTGAACGGCAATGGAAGGTATGCTGACGTATACGATGACCTCATCTATTATCTGCGCGGGATCGAACATCCGCTCATCATCCTGGACGAAGCCGGAGACATGTCCCCTGAGACTTTTCTTGAATTGAAGGCTTTGTGGAATGCGACAGACAGGACATGCGGATGGTACATGATGGGTGCCAATGGTCTGAAAGCCAAGATCAAGCGTAATCTGAATTCAGATACATTGGGGTATGAAGAGATGTTCAGCCGTTATGGTGACAATTTCAACCGCATAACTCCGGAGGATGAGAGGGAACGTGTGAAATTCCTTAAAGCCCAGGCGGCTATGGTAGCTAAGGTGAATGCTCCGGAAAATGCTAACATTAATGCTATCGTAAACTTAAGCGAGGGTAAGCTCAGGAGAGTTTATACCGAAATCGAAAAGATAAGGAGGGAACAGAACAATGCCTAGGAAGAAGAACGTAAAGCGGGCATATTCTCCGGAGGAGTTATACAGGAAGAAATGTCCGGAGATGGCCTTTGATGGGGTATGGAAAGAAGTATTCGGGCGTCCTGCCCCTATAGGGATGTGGATTATATGGGGAAATTCTGGTAATGGCAAATCGTCATTCACTATGCAGCTGGCAAAATATCTGTGCCGTTTTGGCAAGGTGTTTTACAATTCCGTCGAGGAGGATGTCCGTAACACATTTATCAACAATGTCCGCCGTAACAAGATGGAGGAGGTGAACAAGCAGTTCAAGACCGGGAATCTTACTCTCGATGAACTGGAGGAAAGAATGAAGAGTTCCAGAAAAGAGGATATATACATTATAGATTCCTTCCAGGCAATGCGGTTCACTCACCGTGGTAAGATGGATTACGAGGCTTTCTGCAGCCGTCATCCTGACAAACTGATCATCTTCGTCAGCCGTGCCCAAGGTAATCTGCCGCAAAAACAGCCTGCGATAGATTGTATGTATGATGCGGATGTCAAAATATGGGTGGAAGGTTTTCAGGCTGTATGCAAAGGAAGATTTGAGACCAATCCCGGTAAATCGTATATCATATGGGAAGACAGGGCGGTCAAATACGGAAATATTAATCCTTTAAAGAAGACGCAGAATGAAGAGCAATGACAGACCTTCCCGTCCGGTATTCTATGCCACCAATCGCCAGAAGACCACGATTCATAACCTCAAGCGTAAGAAGGGGCTGGATGATGATACTTACCGTGCCACGATCTACAGCTTCACTCACGGACGTACCGATTCATCGAAGTATATGTACAGGTACGAAGCTGCCGAACTGATTCAGAAATGGCTTGATCCCGAAGGCAAAAATGAGAAGCGGCAGAAAGAGCAGAAGGAAGTTGTTGGAGACATCTATGGGCTGTCATTCAGTATCGGTATTCTTAACAAGGGATACAGCAGTGACGATCCTAATGAAGTTGAGATGAACAAGGCAAAGATATCCTCTTTTCTGAAAAAACGGGGAGCTATCAAAAAGGAGATAGGCCAACAGAACCTGGAGGAACTGAAAGAGACCTTGAAGCAATTACAAACGATTAAGAGCAAGGAGGGAAAATGAAATGGATGTACAGCCTGATGATCATCGCCTGTGTTCTCAAGATCATCATCACGGACGATTGGGAGGTAAGATGCTGGGCTTTCAGCTGCCTGTTATGGGTGCTGATCGCTTCCGGGAATAATAATGATAATGACAACAATGAGAGAAACCAACATAGTATTAATTATTAAAACCAATTTTTATGGCAAAGACAAGAGTAAAAAAGACGGTTATTACCGGCGTGACAAGTGAACAGGTAGAAGCGGCATTGAGCGAATTCTCACAGGCTGACTCAAGAATTCAGAAGATCACCGCTGAGATGGAACTGAAGATTACCGCCATCCGTGACAAGCATGCGGATGAGCTGGCAGAGCTTCAGAAGAAAAAGGACGACTCGATGGAGATCCTTCAGGTATTCGCTACGGAGAACAAAGAGAGTCTCTTTTCCAAGACAAAGAGTTATAAGAGTGCACATGGAATATTCGGATTCCGGACAGGTACTCCCAAGATCAAACAGCTGAAGGGCTTTACAAAAGAGTCTGTGCTTGCTCTGGTGAAAGCTATTCTTCCGGATTACATCCGCACAGCGGAAGAAGTCGCGAAGGACCGCCTGCTTGCTGACCGTGATAAGGAAGAGGTAGCAGATAACCTGTCTAAATGCGGTATGGTCGTAGTACAAGATGAAACATTCTATGTGGAACCAAAGAAAGAGGATCAGTCGTCCTAAATACTCATATGCTCCCATCGGTAGCCGGTGGGCGGTTTATCACTGGTTGGAGATAGGAGATATCCTCGAGGTAGACAAGGTTGGTGAATTCCCCACCAGTGAAGAAGCACGCAAAGAATGCTACCGGCTTAACGGCTGGAAATATGAAGAACCTGAGAAGAGAAAGAATAACCTCAAGTATTAATAATTTAAATTTTACATTATGAATGAAATTTATTGGATGACCATAGTTGGTAAACTGTCCACCGCCTTGATGGTCGTATGGATTGTAGCTTTGATAATTGTCCTTGGTATGTTGTTTGTCCTGGCAGCTTCGGAGGGTGATGTAATCGATGATGAGGACAGCGCACACGTATTCTTCAAATGGTTGAAGCGCTTTGTTGTCTGTGGTGTAATAGCGGCAATGGCGAATATTTTTATTCCGACGACCAAAGAAATGCTTCTTATCTATGGTGTCGGTGGCACGATTGACTATATCAAGACGAATGATACGGCAAAGCAGCTTCCTGACAAGTGTATCAAAGCGCTTGACCGTTTTGCAGATAAATATATTGACGAACCTGAAAAAGATAAATAATTATGGGAATGCACACATGGTTTGAATGTAAGATCCGTTACGAAAAGGTAATGGAGAACGGAATGCAGAAAAAAGTGACTGAATCTTATCTGGTAGATGCTCTCAGCTTCACGGAGGCGGAAGCACGGATAATAGAAGAGATGACTCCCTTCATCTCTGGAGTGTTTACCGTCTCTGATATCAAACGCGCCAACTATAGCGAGATATTCCCCAGCGACGCAGAGTGTGACGACCGCTGGTTTAAATGTAAACTGTGCTACATCACATTGGATGATAAGAGCGGAGCCGAGAAAAAAACAAGTACCTATGTGTTGGTACAGGCTTCGGACCTTGAACGGGCGAAGAAGAACCTTGATGCCGGCATGAAAGGCACAATGGCAGACTATCAGGTGCCCTCAGTCGTAGAAACAGCTATCATGGATGTATATCCTTATACGGCTGACAAGGATGCCAGACCTGAACCGGACGAAAAGAAAAAGGAGGAATGAGTAATCCAAAGGTAGTTGCAGTCCTGCTCATTGTATGTGAGCAGGACTCCCTTAACGATCCGAAAGAAACGGTGAGCAAGGTTGGCATGGAATATGATCTGCCGCAGATTAAAGTAGAAGGCACCAATTATGCGATAGATTCCTTCATACATGAAGAGAGTAAACGAGTACGTTTTGGCTGGCATACACGTGACAAGCCTTTCCATCCGCAAGATTTCAGACGGAAAGTCAACCGGCACCGCATCAGGAGCCGGTGCTTTTAAAGACAATTTAATTTCCATTTAAACGACAATCTATGAACTTAAAAGAAAACAAAGACAAGAAGTCGATGAGGGCTATCCTTCAGGATGTTTCCCGTGTGACGGGAATATCAAAGGTTCTGATCCTTTCTCGTGTCAGGAAACAGAAGGTGGCTGATGCAAGAATGCTATTCTGTCACATGGCTCGTAAGGAAGGCTATCTTTTGCGTGAAATCGCATCTTTCATCGGAAAGAGTTACTCCCGTGTATCGATGGCATGTTGTGATGTGGTACTGAGAAAAGATACGTTTCGCCCATTCATTGACAAATTATCCGCATCCGTGAAGACGTTGTCTGATACAAGGAAAAGGAAATGTGTGCTGACACTAAAGGAAGGCGAACATGAATGGCAATTAAAGGCTTACCAGTTCCCTGTTGGGATACGACATGAGGGTAAGCGTCCTGACAGGGTAATCATTGACTGTTATCAGGAGTGTAATCAGAAACAGTTATTAGAATTATCCAGATATCTGGAAACTATTGCCAAGGCAATGGCAATTCAAATTGAACAATCATGAATAAAATAAGACTAATACTTCGTTGGCTATTTATTCCGTTATGGATTGTACTGTTTTTTGTGTATTTGCTTATATGGTATATACAAATGAGTTGGTACTATTTCAGCTTTCAAGATTATTGGAATGCTTTTCTAATATTATGGGATAAAATAATGCTATTAATGAGATTAAAAACTAAATAAGTATGAGCGAAATAGAATATATAGAACAACCAAAAGCGATAGCTAAACTTGTTCATAGGTCGACCAAATCTATTATCCCAGTTTACAAACCAATGAATTGGTTTCAGAGACTAATGATAAGATGGTGTTTTGGGCTTAAATATGAAAGGATTAACTAATAACAATAGAGAAATGAAAGCAATAACAATAAAACAACCGTGGGCATCCTTGATAGTTCATGGTATCAAGGATATCGAAAATCGTACTTGGGCGTGTCCTGAGAAATACATAGGGCATAGGGTGTTAATCCATGCGAGTGGAAAACCTGTAGAAATGAGAAATCCTAATAGTGTATTTACTAAAGCTCAATGGGATAGCCTGCCTGTTGAGTTTCAACGAAAAATAATATGTGTAGAGGGCATTGTCAATTCTGCTATCATTGGAAGTGTAGAAATAGTTGGATGCTCTATCAATCATCCTTCTAAATGGGCAGAGAAATCCGATGATAGTAAAGGCTATTATGAAAATCCTATTTATAACTGGGTGCTGGCTAATCCTGTACTATTTAAAAATCCTATCCCGGCAAAAGGTAGACTATCTTTTTGGGAATATGATGTAGCATTAAAGGAGGATTAACTATGGGATTTACAACATCTTGTTTTATAAGAAAGAATACGCCGGAGCTTCTTACGAAGCTGGAGAATTTGGGGTATAAATCTGTTTCATTGATTGAAGATAGACCTTGTTTATTTACAGCATCATATTTAAATGCCTATCATTCTATTCCCCCTGAATGGTTTGATGATGATAATCCTCATGCAACGTATAATTGTGCAGACCGTATTGACTGCGGAACCAACGAGTCTTTGTTCCTAGCTATTGCTGCATTGAGAGACGATACTGACGATTCACAATGGTTTGTAGCAGATTCACCGCTTAGCGTTTCTTATGATGATATTGTGGGTAACGATCACTATTTTACAGAACCGAAGGGTAGCGTATTCTTTTGGGATATAAATTGGATGCACGCAACAATCATTTCCGGTAATTACCACAAGGCAACCGTTGAAGAGCTAATAGAACACTTTAAAGGAAAGAAGGAAATATGAAGAATATTAAAGATTTAACAATCAAAGTAACTTATCGAGTTGGACTTGGAAATGTTGAAGTCCCTGACGAAGTTTATAATGAATTAGCTAAAGCCTATGATGAAGGTGGTGATGTACCTGAATGGGATGATGAGCTTGAAAACGCAAAAGAATGGCTTAGTGATAATATTCGAGAAGCGGATGCAATGGAATGGGAATATGAGATTGATGATTTTCAAAATGAATAATTAAAAAAAATAAATTATGAAACAGACATTAGAAGAAGCCGCTAAACAAGGAGCTGAAGGATATAATATAGTTGGACAAGTTATTTATAAGTCCGGATTTAAAGCTGGTGCAAAATGGGAGAAAGAACAAGCAATTGAAATCCTTTCCTCCGTTTTAGAGAATTGGGTACATGGCGGTGATGCAGACTGTATTATTGCGGAATTTGAAGAAAAATTAATGTACAAATGGTAACGAATTAAAGAGAAATGAGAAATAAAATGAGAGTATCACTTAAAAAGGCTTTTACCATATTAGATGGGAGGTTATCAACAAAAATGGACGATGTATATGAAATGCTAAATTTCATATTCTCCGAAAACCTTTATACACATCAAATTCCAACAGCTATGCGAAAGCTAAAAGAGCTTAATCCCGATTGGTTTTCAGATGGAGTAAACGTAGTTGAATCTATAAAGCAGAATTATAATACAAATGATTTTCAGGAGCTCATGGAGATTATTGATAAAGAGTTTTATGCTTATGAGATTGAGTTGGGAAAAGTTGAAGCGTTAATAAAATTTTCAGATGGATTATTCCCCGAAGAATAAATACTCAAAATAAATCAAGGAAGAAACTTAAAGGAAAATGATTATGCCAACAATACTAAGAGAAACTTATCCAACAGCCAAGAAAGAACATAGGTGTGAGTTTTGTTGTGAAAAGATAGCGATAGGACAAAAATATGTCCGTCAGACAAATGTCTATGATGGAACTATCTATGACTTTGTCACACATCAAGAATGTAATGAGGTAGCTCATGAATTGAATATGTACGATGATTGCGATGATTCAGGTTTACACGGTGAATCTTTTCGTGAAAACTTGAACGCATACGTATATGCCAACCATTACGATGAACATACAGATGATGTTTATACCAGTTGGCAATTGAATTATTATGAGATAGCGAAGAAAATATTGAAAGAACTTAAAACGGAGAAGTAAAATGGATCGTACAATAAAATTCAGAGGCAAAAGCATATACGATGAAGAGTGGCTGTATGGCTCTCTCATTAAGATCGAAAAGGATAGATATGCCGTCATTCCATCCTTAAACGATATCGAAATAGGGAAAAGCATCGGTATGTGTGAGGTTTGTCTTAAAACCATAGGGCAGTTCACCGGCTTGTATGACAAGAATGGTAAGGAGATATATGAAGGAGATATTCTCGGAACTGATATAATAACTGTAGGATGGGTAAAAGGTGGCGTCAGAGGCTATTGCTATGATGTCGTTTATATCAACCATCCAACAGGTGACAAAAGATGGTCGTTATATGGCACTGTAATGGAAGATTTTGAAGATAGAATAAAAGTAATAGATAACATCTACGATCACCCTGAATTAATTAAGGAGGAATAGCCATGCCAGCAAGTGAAGTATTAGACTTAATCATTAAAATAGCATTGTTTTTTATTAATGTTACAACCGTTGCCATTATCTTAATCATGATAAGCAAATGGCATGGGCGCATGGAGAATAAGCTGAACGATATACAAATGTATATTCAGCATGTAACGGACCGTAACGACATTGTATACATCAATCAGCTTGAAAGCCTCAAAAGAGAGCTTATAAAGGCTGAGCGTTACGAAGATGTAGAAAAGATAAGCAAGTGTATTGAACGGGAATACGATTATCTTAAAAGAAAGATGGAAGACAGAGAACAGATAATTAATCCTTTAAAATGATCATGAACCAAGAAATAGACAATAACCTTCTGGCGGAATGCTTGAAGGCTGCAATGAAAGAAAAGATGCTAAATAAAGACTGGGAAGTAAAGTTATGGGCTTGTTCTCGGTATAATGCACTAATCTGGGCTAAAAATGTAAAATAATAAATTTAAATCATTAACTTTGTGCTACATGTCAAGTGGCATGTAGCTAATATGACGAAAAGACATGGGATTATCAATAAAACAAGAAAATTTTTGTAATTACTATATAGAGTGCGGAAACGCATCCGAGGCATATCGTCGTGCATATCCAAGTAGTGAAAATTGGGCTGATAAAACTGTATGGGAAAGAGCATCAGTACTGCTAAAAAATAACAAGGTTTTAGCAAGGGTCGAGGAGTTGCAAAAGGAACTGAAAGACAGATCGGATGTGACTAAAGACCGGATCTTGCAGGAATTATCCGGTATTGCCTTTTCGTCAATCGCAAGCATGCATAATACGTGGATAGAAAGGAAGGATTTTGAAGCTCTTTCAGAAAGAGACAAGGCTGCCATCAGGAGCATATCAACGAAGGTTTTGAAGAAGAACATTGGCACAAGCGAAGATCCGGAGATCGTCGATGTGGAGTATGTGAAAGTAGAGCTTTACGATAAGATTAAAGCTATCGAGCGCATCTGCAAAATGCTCGGTTACGATTCACCACAGGATGTAAACGTGAACATAGCTTCCCCTATGACCAAAGAGGAAGCCAAACGAATCATAGAGGACTTATGACAGGAGAGGGATATGATTACATACGGGCATTTTGCTTGTCAGGGACATTAAATTATACGAGATACTTCTTTAAAGCAAGATTCGGTCGCAAATTTGTAGTAAATGACCATCACGTAAAAATATGTCAAGCCCTTGATGATGTGATTGATGGAAAGATAAAAAAGCTAATAATAAATATAGCTCCCAGATATTCCAAGACAGAATTAGTAGTAAAGAATTTCATCTCATATGGGCTTGCAATCAATCCATCTGCAAAATTCCTTCATTTATCTTATTCGGATGATTTGGCTAATGATAATTCAGAAGAGGTAAGGGATATAGTTAAGTCGGAAGAGTATAAGCGTGTATTCCCTTATGTGAACATCAAGAGAACAAGCGATGCCAAAAAGAAGTGGTATACGACAGAAGGTGGAGGAATGTATGCCACAGCCGCAGGAGGACAGGTTACAGGTTTTGGGGCCGGCGCCGTTGATGATAAGGACGATTTATCTAAAGCATTGGAAGAGTTCAAACCGTCTCCTAGATTTGCTGGGGCATTGATTATTGATGACCCTGTTAAACCTGAAGATGCAATATCTGATACTCCTAGAGAAAAGGTGAATCAAAGATTTGAGACAACTATAAGAAATCGTGTTAATTCAAGAAACACTCCTATTATAATCATCATGCAAAGGCTGCATGAGCATGATCTCTGCGGATATCTGATGGAAAATGAGCCGGGTGAATGGACTGTTTTATCCCTTCCGGCAATAGTGTATGAAAATGGGGAAGAGAAAGCTTTATGGGAATTTAAGCATACACTCGAAGAGTTGCATAGAATGCAAAAGGTAAACAGTTATGTCTTTGAAACTCAATATATGCAGAATCCGACTCCTATGGAGGGGCTAATGTATGGCAAGTTTAAGACTTATGAGACTATTCCAGTAACTAACAGAGCAATAAGAAAGAACTACACAGATACAGCTGATACGGGAAGTGATTATTTATGTTCTATTGATTATGTTGACACCGAGATAGGGAATTTCATTCTTGATGTTCTTTTTACGCAAAAAGAGATGGAGTTTACCGAGCCGGAAACAGCCAAAATGCTTACTAAGGACCAAATATCCAAAGCTAATATAGAAAGTAATAATGGAGGGAGAGGATTTGCTAGGAATATAGAAAAACAAATGCGGATGATTGGCAATCCCAAAACTCAAGTAAGTTGGTTTCATCAGTCAAAAAACAAAGAGGTCCGCATCTTTACCAGATCTTCCGAAGTGATGAATCTTACTTATTTTCCTACTGATTGGGAAAGAAGATGGCCGGAGTTCGCATCTCAATTGAAAACATATAGAAAGAAAGGGAAAAATGCTCATGATGATGCCTGCGACGCTCTTACAGGAACTGTAGAAATGAGGGGCGAAATAGATGTCTTATACTACAATAAAGAGGAGATAGGGACCGATAATCAAGTATTTGTTGAAATACATCCAAATATAAACGGATTATTTATAATGGTTTCTTATTGTGTTGTTGACAAAAAAATATTTCTGCTTGATTGCTTGTTCTCTGATTCATTGATTCCTATTGATTCCCTCATTAATAAAATTGATGGGAATGTACAAATGGAGATTCCTCTTGAGATGAAACATTACGCAGATGATTATAGAAAACTTATAGATTACAACTTGTGGGTAAGAGAAGAGATAACGGACAAGAAAAGTATGATTGAATCATACCAATCTATTATTAAGAATATTCGTTTCCCTGAAGCCGATAATTCGTTTTTTGCTATAATAGCTAACATGTCTGATTATGATGGAATTAATAGTTTTGAAGCCATGTATGTATTGTCTTGTATATGTTCTCGTGTGAAATCTTCAAGTATGATATAATTGCATAAAATAATTATCTATTTTTATTTGGACTAAATAGAAATAATTTCTATATTTGCGGTGAGGATAACAATCCCTTCGTGTGAAGATGCACGGAACCTATAACTTTTATGCTATCAGCCTTTTTGTTAGCATATATATATCCGTAAAGACCACTTCATCTCGTAGGGAATGGTTATCTCAAATCAGATAATCATTCTTTTTATGCTTAAATTAGGAAATTGGTTTCAAAAAAAGATTAATATATCTGCTCCTTCCATGAGGGAGGCGGTAAAGGCTATTGAAAAGGATTCTAAAGGGAATTTCTGGTATCTTACCAATTTCTTCTCACCATCAGGTAAAATTAGAAATGACTATGATCTAGCTTTAGATCAAGATAAAGCTGACTCTCTTCTTGTGTGTACTCCATTCTCTACTGTTATAAATAAAGTCGGTTCTCTCTTTGCAAATGGGAGAATATATGTTACAGACAAGGACGGAAACGAAAAAGAGGGATATAATAACATTAGGGAATTATTATCACGTCCTAATCCACTTCAAACAAGGGCTGGTTTTTTTAAAGAGATTGAGATGTCTCTAAAGCTTTTTGGATATTGCCCTATTTTTACTGTAAGATCGTCTAGAAAATCATTGCCGCTTGCAATGTATGTTATTCCTGCACAGATTTTTCACATGGTTTCTTCTGGTAAATTATTTCGCCAGTATGATCTGGGAGATATTGTTTCCAAGGTATATCTTGAATGGAATGGTTCGCAGGAGGAATTATCAGATGAAGATTACTTTGTAATCTATGATAGTTCTGCTAACATAAATGGTGTAAATCAAGATATTGATTTTTCGTCTGTCACTGATTCACTTTCTATGCCGGTTAATAATTGGATAGCGGCAATGACGGCTAGCTATCAGTTAATTGTAAATGGCGGTCCTAAAGGTATTATTTATTCTGATTATTCAGATAAAATGGGTAATCAGGTTATGACTCCAGATGAGAAAGAAGCTTTGGAATCTAAATTAAAAGAGAAATATGGCATTCTCAATAAATTTCCTATCCTCACATCAAAAATAAAGTTGGGATGGATTCCTTTAAATTATGACTCATCCCAGCTCAAACTCCACGAGGAAGACGAGCGGTGTAGTAGAAAGATTTGCAATGCAATAGGTATTGATTATAGCTTATTTGATGAGTCTAAATATGACAATAAAAGTATTGCTGAGAAATCTGCTTATCAAGGCCTTATTATTCCTGATTCAGAGAAAGTGACAGAAGCGCTGACGGAAGCTATTTGTCCCAAAGGTGTTTTTATAAAACTGGACTATACTCATGTTGATTGTCTTCAGCAAGATAAGTCGGCATCTTCTTCAGCATTTCAGAAAATGGCTTCTTCTTTAATACAGTTGGTCGAAAAAGGACAAATAACTCTTGATGAATCTAGAAATGAACTGGCTAAGTTCATTGATATTGATCCTGATAACCCCAAAGGTGAATTAAAAATAAATAACTCTATTGAAAATGGATAAAGCTAATAAATATAAGGGTAGGCTGGGGATGCAGTATAAGACATTCTCAATTAATTCAAAAGATGTCAACTATGACGGTGAAAGTCGGACGATCAGCGGGTACGCATCTGTATTTGGCAATAAAGATAAAGCAGGTGATATCCTGATAAAAGGGTGCTTCTCAAAAAGTATTCAGGACCGGGGACCGGAAAGTGCGGCGAATGACAAGATAATCATGTTGTGGATGCATGACATGGAAGAACCGATTGGGAGATTTACTGTCTTGAATGAGGATGGCAAGGGTCTCTATTTTGAATCGGTAATTGATGATGTCCCGCGCGGCAACCAGGCTATAAAGCAACTTGAGTCGGGTACATTAAATCAATTTTCCATTGGGTATCAATATGTGCATGAGAAATGCATGTATGACGCTGAGAAAGATGCGTATATTGTCAAAGAGGTCTATCTTTATGAGATATCTGTTGTCTCTATTGGGTGCAATGGAGAAACAGAATATTTAGGACTAAAATCTATAGAAGATGCTGAAAAAGCTTATGAGAAATTAAATGCCGAAATATCTGAAGTGTGCTCAGGGCTGTCCGCACCCAAGCAGCAGAAGATACAGAGAATTATATCAAAGGTAATATCACTTTCATCTTTCAAGCCGGAGAATCGAAAAGAATCATCACTTGAAGGAAAGAAAGCCGATATGCACGGCAATAAGGTAAAATCAATGTTCAAAAATTTAAAATTAAAGTAAGTATGGGAAAAGAAGCGAAAAAGATTGAGTTTAAAGACTACCTTGATACTAAAGGATTGTCGGAAGACGAATCTAAAGTTTTCGATGTGTTCTCTAAAGGACTTGATGGTTATATGGAAGCCCTTTTTGAGCAGTTTATGAAAGACGAAATTGATTCTAAGTCTATGAAAGAGTCAATTGAAAATGCAACTCAGTCTATTGAAGAGTTGAAAAAAGAGGTCAAGGGATTTGCAGACAGTGAATCTATCAACGAGCGTTTGAAATCCTTTGAGGAAACTATTGTACGCATTAAGGCGGCTACTGAAAAAACAAAAGGAGGAACGTATAAGTTAAAATCCATTGAAGACCAACTTCGGGAACAATTAAAAGCTTATATCACTGAAAATCAAACCGGTTGTTCTACAGTTGATTTGAAATCTGCATGTAAAGCATCTCCTGGCAATAAGCTAGAGTTGAATCTGGTAGTAAATACAAAAGATGCCGCAGTTATATCTTCTGGTTCTCTGGCTCCTCATTACGGTGTTGAGGTTGATCCGAATTTATCTGTAAATCCAAGATCTCAGACTGTAATTCGTAATTACGCAAGTGTTTCCGGGACTAATAGCAGGTCGCTTATTTATGCGGAATACGTTAGCAAGGATGGTGATGCCGCATGGGTTCCTGAAGGTGGGCTAAAGCCGTTGATGGATGCAACTCTTGCGGAAAAAACCGTTACAGCTGCCAAAGTTGCTATTGCTGCTAAATTTACAGAAGAAACTCTTTCTGACTTCCCAAGCTTTGTGAATGAGGTGCAAACAGAAATGGTGAATAAACTTGGCATAAAAGAAGAACAGGGGATCTTGACAGGGTCTGGATCGTCTGGAGAAATTAAAGGGGTAGCCGCAGACATGCCAGCTTTCTCTTTGACAAACTTCTATATTGACAAGGCAAATATGTTTGATGCCCTTGTAGCGGCTTATTCTCAAATCGTTTCTACTAGCGAAATGGCTTATCGCCCTAACCTGGTATTGATGAATCCTTTGGATTACGCTTCAATGCAGTTGACGAAAGATGCTAATGGGCAGTATTTGAGACCATTCCGATACAACGATGAGTTGATCCAGGGATTAAGAGTTGAGACTACTACCGCGGTGAAACAAGGCGATTTCATCATGGGAGATTTCTCTTATTTGAACATCCGTGACTTATGGAATCTGTCAATCTCACTAGGCTGGGAAAATGACGATTTCAGAAAGAATATCGTAACGGTGCTTGCTGAAAAGAGATTGATGTGCTATATCAAGTCTCAGTATAAAACAGCTTTTGTAAAAGATAAGTTTAATACAGTAATTGAAGGTATTACAAAATCAGTTGATTAACATATGGGAAAAGAATATAACATGAATTTGACAAAGCGTTACAAGGTAACGTTTATCAAGGATGGTACAATGTATAAAACTGGAGAGGAAGTTATGGTAGGTATGCCTCTTGCCAGCAAGTTTTATGCAGAAGGGAAAATTGAAGCGACTAGCGAATTGCTAAACGATGCTAAGGCATTAGGGTGCGAAGAACTTTTCACAAAACGTAAAAAGACTAACTCATGATTATTGACGGTTCATATTTCACTGGAATGTTGAGTCTTGGCATCATTTGGGATATAGATTCAGATTCTCCGACTCGTATTGCGGAGAGGGATAACTTACAATCATATATAGACCGATATGAAAGACAATATCTTCAGCTTGTTCTGGGTGAGGATATGAGCCGTCAATTCTGGGATTACCTTTCTTCTCATTCCGCCGAAGATAAAATCGAAAAATGGGATACCCTTAAAGAGAAGCTTTCTGAAAAGGGGTATAGTCCGCTTGCTAACTATGTATATTTTCATTATGTTAGAAGATGTGGAGTAAAGCAGACTCCGACAGGGACTGTATATGGTTCAACGGAGGATCGCGCTAATCCGAATAATCTCCTTGTGTCAGCATGGAATGACATGGTAGAGATGAATGAGTCTTTATTCCGTTATCTGTGTGGTAATAAAGGTTATGATGGTTTTGAGTTTGATAAGAGTATGTTGGAAGAAATAAACACAATGGGTATATGAAGTCAATCAATAATATATTCAGAGATATAGTCTCTTCCACATCCGGGATTTATGGCAAGAATATTTCCTATATGTTTGGTGATTGGGATTATATTGCCGGTATACTTACCGAATGGGCTGAATCGCCTAAAATGAGTAAATTAAGATTTCCTATTATCTGTCTTTATTCTCCATATACCGAGGATCGTACAGGAAAGGATCGTACAACGACTCTTGAACTGGCTATCATGGTAGACACCTTAAAGGATTATACGAATGAAGAACGGGAAAAGGTCTCCTTCGAAGGGGCGCTTCGCCCTATTTATGATGCGTTTATTAAAAGTATCGATAAGTCTCCTGACCTGGTGCATAAGTATAATAATAGCATTCCTCATTACTACGAAGAGAATTATCGCTACGGAAGAAAAGGGGTAGAGGCTAATGGTAAACCATTCAGAGATTTTATTGATGTAATAGAAATAAAAGATTTAAGAATAACAATCAAAAATATTAAATGTTATGGCGACAGAATTTAGAGAATGCGCCGGTGTTGCTCAGTTTAATACCGGTACTTCAAAATGTATACTTGATCCGGGAAAGGTAAAAGCCATCATCTTGGCAATGCACGGATATAAACTTCCTAAGAATGTAACCGCTGAGGCGTTGCAGGCTGCGTGTCACGATGACAGACCGGCTCGTATCTTTCCGATCAAGACGATTGTCGAATACGCTCCGTCTGGTGGAGAGGCCAACAAAGGTGCTACAGGATATGGACCTAACAAGGTTACATCTTACTCGGCGAAAGATGACGTATGGACGCTGGAGGATTTCGATTCAAGTCTGAAGGCTAATATCATGGCCGCAAAAGGAGTTGCTTTTGATGCCTATTTCGTGGACGAGAATAACGTTGTGTACGGAATGAATGATGGCACCGAGGAGCTGGCGGGAATTCCCTTGTCCGGAGTTTATCCGGGCGGTCAGGACTGGGATTCTTCCGGAACGGAGGCAAACCTGACTATCGGTACAATGTTCAAGGACTATGAAAAGTACGTGAAGAACGCCGATTACCGGGTATATAAGTTTGACGTAGTAGAAGCTTTGACAGGGCTTGTTTATGTCGAATTGGTAAAAATAGATTCCGGAGAAAACAATTATAAGCTGAAAGAACATTTCGGTAATCTTGATGTCACATCTTTCTTTGGGCCGGCATTAAGCGAAGGTGCTTCTACTTGCTTTAATGGTGCAACTGCCGTTACTTATGCAAATGGTGTTCTTACGATAACTGCTTCAGGTGCGGTTTCCTTGAAATCTCCGAAGATTCTTCAGGAAAATGGTGTTGTCGGCATTGAACAGTGGGTAGAATGAAAGTAGAGGGAGTTAACTTTGTCGATGAAGAAGTTAAGAAAATGAAGAAAAGAGAATTCATCAACAAGCATAAAACTTCTTTTTTTCTTGATAGGACAGAAACAGAAAGAGAAAATATCCTCTCTGACATATACGACAGGATCGTTAGTGCCAGACCTCCTTCAGTGGATATTATTTAAAGTGGTTTGTTTTCAGGAAGGGGGGAGGCGTTTGCCTTCCCTTTTCTCTTATTTGTTAAGCATATGGCTACAATTAAAGAAGCATTGGATAATGCAACCTCTCTTGTTGCTGGGTTTGAAGGAGAGATTCAGAATGTTATGGATTCGAATAAATCTCTTGTTAGGGAATTTGTGACGGAACAGCTGTATTCGGGAGTAAATGGTAATGATAAACCATTGCGTCCAACTTATTTGAATGATCCCTGGTTTCCTACTTATGAAGCCGCAAAGAGTTACGCCAAGATGAAGAAGAGAATAACGAAACCGACTCCATCTTTCCAAGGTTATCCGGCGCGAGACATTTATACTCCAAACCTCATTATAACAGGCGAATTCTATGATTCTATACGTGTCTCTTCGTCTTCAAGGGGATTGAAGATAGAAACGAGGGGAAGCGACATAGGACCGGATATTGAAAGAAAGTACGGAAGTGCCATATTGGGAGTAGGAGGAAAGTCCCGTGAGTACTTCCTTAAATATGTGCTTAATCCGGCGCTTAAAAATTACTTCTCAAAATTTGGTGTATTATGAGTTGTTGGTGTCAAGGTAATAAACGGCTTGCTTCTATAGAGAAAATGCGGGAAATCGCAAGAAAGGCTGCTAAAATGGAGAAATCTGTGTTTGTTCTAATAGAAAAGCCGGATGGTACATATTATTTTGTCAAAGATGGAGAGGATTATACCGGCACCTTTATTGAGTACGTATATCCATAATACGACAAAAAGAACAGTTTTTGCATCATGTGGTCAGAAAAATCACGGGGATTATACAAAAATAAGAGGAAATATAGAGCAAATATATGCTGTTACAAAAAATAAAATAATTGTTTGTCGAATAGCAAAAACTTATTATATTTGCAGTGCGATGCAGCTTGGGGGAGCGCAGATAAGATATTAAGTATTTCCATAGAGTTGGGAATATATGAACAGTGCCGAAAGATCCTCAAGCGTTCGGCGCTGTTTTTTTGTATTCCCGTGTGTGAAAGGGCACACTGCGAAAATTGTATGAATGATATTCAGATTTTCAATGATGACTTGGCATCAATCGCCTTAAAAGCAAAAGAAACAAACGAAGTCCATGTTTATGAGCATCCTTTATTTGGCAAGATTCGTATGTTTGTTCAAAACGGTAAGACTTGGTTTTGCGGAACAGACATTGCAACATCTTTAGGGTACTCTAATCCTCGTGATGCGATAGTAAGACACTGTAAGTCACAGGGCGTCGTGATTCACGACACCCCCACAAATAGCGGAGTCCAGCCAATGAAATTCATCAGCGAAGGTAACGTCTACCGTCTGACAGCAAAAAGCCAAATGCCGAAAGCCGATGAATTTGAAAGTTGGATATTTGATGATATTGTCCCTTCTGTGATGCAGACCGGAAGTTACTCCGTCAAGCCATCATTGCCTAAAACTTACCTTGAAGCTCTCAAAGAACTGGTTGTAGTTGTCGAAGAGAAAGAGCGTTTGGCATTAGAAAATACGACTATGAAACCCAAGGCGGATTATTTCGACAGGCTGGTAGATAGGAAGCTGCTGACTAATCTGCGCGATACGGCAAAAGAGTTAAAAATACCTCAAAATAAATTCATCTCTTTGCTGTTAGAGAACAAATATGTCTACCGTGATACAAAGCGTAGATTGAAGCCTTATGCTGATCATACTCCATCTTTGTTTGAATTAAAAGATTATGAACATAATGGACATACCGGAACGCAGTTGCTTATTACTCCAAAAGGGAAAGAGACATTTCGGTTGATGTTTAGCGCATAAGAATTGTACAAATTAAAATGGAGAAATAATTATGGGAAAATTTTCATTCTATGAGCTGTTGCATAAAATAGACGATGATAGTAATTTAGCGCGTTGTTTTAACGAAGCATTGAGAAAACTGGATATTGTAAGGATGATTACATCTCCGTCTACATTTGAAAGAATGTCAGAGGATGCAGATCAACATTGTATTGATTTGTTTTATGAATCTTGTTTGTGGGAAATGTATTTGCATGGAGTCATATCAAAACTACATGGCTGGCAGGCTGTTATAGATAAATATTTAAAGGAATTTGAGGGCAGTTGGAAGTATTATGCCTCATATAAGCGAATAGAATCAATCAAAGAATACGGCGGGGAGGATGAGGATTATGACGACAATGGCAATATCCGGATAGTGAATCTTTCCAATAAAGATCTGGAACACTATACGATTATCGGTGATTTGATTCAGAATGACTGGCGGGATATTGTGCAAGAGACAAAGCCAGAGCACCTGGACGGGTTGCTAGCGGCCCTTCAGACTCAGGGTGAGATATCTATAACTGATATTGTCACAAAGATAACAGGTCAGGAGATTCCTGTGTACAGAGAAGATGAAAAAGGCAAGATGGTTGAAATGTCTTTTGCTGATAAAGCTCTTTTGAAAGCTTCTAATAAAAGTAATGCGGAAGAATTGGCTATTGTCATATTGTTTGCTTGTATTAGCATTCAGTCGATAATCGAAGAGTTGAAGTCTCTTGATAAATTCAAAGATAATAACGGAAGGCTTATGTCTGTCTACAGGGATGTAGGATGTCTATTATCTATGAATTTTAAAGAAATGAGGGTGGTTGATAGTTTTTCTCAGAAGAAGTAGGTTTAATTAATAAAAAAGGGTAGCCACAAAGCTACCCTTCCCTGTCGATTGGCGTCAACTTCAGTGCCGGACCGAAATCCCTGACTTATCTATTATAATGCTTCTATTTTGGTTGCGTCTTTTAATCCCAAGTATTCATTATCATCTTTTAGCCCTGTAAGCCCAAAAGGAGTTTTACGCTCGTGTAAACATTTTTCTGTCAAATCGTTAACTAGGCTGATAATATGTATAAGTGTCTCGATTGTACACTTATTGTCATCATACACATAATCATCTGCGTTGATAATATCCTTAATCAAGTTCAGCAACCCTGATGATAAGCCGAACATGCCGGCATGGTTTAAAATCTCTTTACCGAACTTTGCCAGTTCGCAAACTTGGTCTGCTGTCAGACCTTCAAACTTTTCTCTAATTTCTGAAAATTCCATAATGATACTTTTTATTTTTCGTGATTCGTGTATTCGTATGTATTCTGATGATTTACAGCGTATAAGCTGCATTGTTAGTCGTTGTAAAAGAAGTGTTCGCTTCCTTTACGGAACACCCTATATGCTGCATACAGGGTGCCCAGCAGTATTAAAAGTTCTAACATGGCGGTGTGATTAGGCGGCAGAATTCATCTCACCTTTTATTTGCTTGATGGCTTTCTTCACGTCCCAATCGTTTTCGTATAGGGCTATGATGAATCGCCTGCCTTTCTGCGTCCAGACCGTATATGTGTTGGTGTGGGTATTACCTCTTTCGCTCGTGAAAATGTTGGTCCTTACATCGTGCATTCCCCATCTGTCATACGGAGCTTTCAACAGCCATTGGTCGGACTGTTTGTATTGTATGCCAAGCTCTTTCAGTTTGCTGTTGAGCTTTTCCGCATTCATCCCTATCTCCTTAGCTACCTGTGTAGTGGTCAGAGTGTTGACCGATTGTAGGTGGGTGTCGTAGTAGTTGACCTTAGGGGCGGCCTGCTTGATTTCCTTCTCTTGCAATTCGATGGTGATTTGCTGTTGTTCTGCTTTTACTTCGAGCTGTTTTAGGCGTTCTTCACGCTTTGCAAGCGTGGCTTGTGCGATGGTAAGGGCACGTGCCATGATTTCTTCGGGGGTGTCTTCTGATTTGGTGGCGAGGTAGCCGCCAGTGGTTCGTACTTCGTGAAGGATTTGTTTTACCCCCTTCTTGAATTGTTTGGCAATTGGTTTACGGGATTGCATAAGGACTTCATATAATCCGTCCTCGGTTAGCATCCAAACTTCCTGATTCCCACCGGGGGTCGTAACAATATTACGAACCTTTTCATCATCATCTACGAGATTAGTTAACTTGCTTGAATTGCTTTCGGAGTATTCTAATACTTCTCCTACTTCTTTGGCTAAGAACAATGGATTTTCTGCTGTTCCATAAACGGCGAATTGGTGTCCAAGCAATTCGGTTTGTTTTAGGACTTGAATTGGTTGATTTAGCATAATAATAAAAACGCGCCTACTACGAGCTGCTAAATCAACCATAGGGTTTATTTTGGAGGCGTTTCCGTATCTCCACTCGGTAGGCGCAATATCTTTAAAACGATAGATACTACTACAATATGTCTTGGCAAAAAAATAACTCCCAATGGAATCCATAGGAGTTTGCCACCCCTATAATTGATTTAGCACTGCAAATATACAACCTTTATTTGAAATACAAAAAGAAAAAGCGGGAAATATTTGCGAAAAAGTGAATTATAAGTTACCTTTGCGACATGAAACAGGAACGGAAAATATTATTCTATAAAGACTACTTCATTTCATTCTATCGTTCACTGGATAGCGGAGCGCAAAAGAAACTTGATTACGTGTTGGGCATGCTCAAAATACAGGAACGGATAAGTGAGAAGTTTGTAAAATTTGTCCGTGACGGCATTTATGAAATCAGAGCGTCTTATGACGGGAATATTTACCGTGCATTCTTTCTATTCGATGAAGACAACATCGTGATGCTGTTCAACGGATTTCAGAAGAAAACGCAAAAGACGCCGGAAAGTGAAATTAAAAAAGCATTGGAACTTAAAAAAGAATATTATGCAGGAAAAAAATAACATTGGCAGCTTTGACGCCATACTTGATGATAAATATGGCAAAATAGGGTCTCCCGAGCGTGAAGAATTTCACAAGGAGGCTTATGCTTATTGCATAGGGCAAATAGTCTGTAACGCACGTAAACAAGAAAAAATGACGCAATCTGAATTGGCAGAAAAAGTCGGTACTAATAAAACTTATATATCAAGGATAGAAAAGGGAGTTATCGAACCTGGGGTCGGATTGTTTTTTCGTATCATCGACGCACTCGGTCTCAAATTCGAGATTGTAAAGCCTGTGATGTAAAGGGAAAGGGAATGATATGGAAACTTACACTCTTGAGGATATAAAGGATAAGGTTTATGGAGAAATCGGTACTCCGCGCCGGGATAAGATTGAAACCGAACTTTCCAACCTTCGTGTCGGGCTTCAGATACGCAATGCTCGTGAAGCAAGGAAAATGACCCAAAGCGAGCTTGCAGGAAAGATAGGAAAGGAGCGTTCTTTCATATCTAAAGTTGAAAGGGAAGGGAGCAACCTTACTCTTTCCACGCTTTACGACATTGTGACTAAAGGGCTTGGGGGTAAATTGAACATAGAGGTACAATTTTAACCATGTTTTAGCTAAAACGGATTAAAGCAGTAGAGTAATTTGTCCGTTAGTTTGCTGTATACAGTTATTTAAACGCATAAATTATGAGAAAAATAGCATTTGTTCTGTTATTGTTTTCGTTCTTGTGTTCATGTGATAAAAATGAAGAATTAAAGCAAGATGAAAATTTAAGATTGAAATATAAGGGAGTAATCACTGTTAATAATGATAATAGCAGAAGGGTCGTTTTATCTTTTTATAAAGATATGACATATGATATATCAACAACGATTTCTCCTGTTTTTGGTAATGAGGGCGACAAATATATGTCTGGTGCTTCCGGTGTCTATCGTGAAGAAGATGATAGAATTATATTGGAGGAATCTGCTCAAATTGGCATATGGGAAAAAGTCGGTAAATATGAATGGAAAACAGAAAATGAAAATACGATGGAGTTATCTAAATGGTTTCCTGTAGAATATACTATGTCGGGAGATAATATCGAAAGTCTCTCTAATGGTGTAGGAATATTAGTGAAGGGAATTAAATATTAGCATGTAGAATATATTATAAACATTTAAATTACATACACTTATGAAGAAGTTTTTATTTTTATTAGCTGTATTGTTTGTCGTATCATCTTGTAGTACATCTAGTTATAGTGAAAAAAGATGGTCTATAGATTTTAGAGAGTATATAAATGACCCTAATTTTACTATAAATCCGACAGATATTGCGAATAAGGAGTTTGAACCTATAGGCTTAATAGATTTGGAATTCTGCGGAGGGGCAAAAGTAAAAAAGGAGCATAAATTGCATGTACGCAAAGTGACAGTTGATAAATGGTCCATATATTATGTCCCAACCTTAGAAAGAATGATTTCTACTGCAGTTGAAGAGGCTAAAAAGATCGGTGCTAATGGAATTATAAAATTTGATCTTATCAGAAAAGATAAAACAAAAGGTTCATATCCTGTATATGAAGTTACAGGAGTAGCCGTAAAATATAAATAGAAAGATATTATTCATCTTTCTCCTAACCAGTCTTCGCCCGCCGGAAGGTGGGCGTTTTTGTGTTGCTGAAAAGTTAAATCGAGCGTTGTTTTAATCAATTTGCTAAGTAAATTGTTTCATTAATAAATTGTTTGCTATATTTGTACAATAAAACATCATCGATAGAACAAAAAGTTAATGAACATACTAAACACATGGCTCCAGTAATCACATATTTACTAAACAATGCTCCTTGGATAGCTGTTATAGTATTAGCAATCATTGGGAGTTGGAAACTGTCAAAGTATCATGCTAAGTTAGAAGAAACTAGGAATAAGGTTGATAGTCTTCCTTGTGATAAACATAAGGACGGTATTCGTGATTCAGAACAAAGATATAATGAACTACAACGAATTGTTACCTCTACCAATGATATGGTTGTCGAAATAAACAAATGGTTAATGAAATTTGATAATGATATGATTGATAAGTTAGCAAAGAAGGCAAGTCCCTTAAAAATGACCCCTCTTGGAGAAGTTTTATTTGAGAAATCATCAGCCAAAAAAACAATAGATAATAATATTGATTTTTTAATTAAGGAACTAGAAGATATAAACCCTCAAACAGCTTATGATGTGGAGGAAGAAGCACTAAGTTATCTTTTGAGAAACATGGGGAATGAGATGTTTGCTGATATAAAGAAATTTCTTTATTATTCCCCTGATACAATTCAATTAAAAGATCCTTCTTCTGGAGAAGATAAAGATGTGAGGCTTTCAATGCAATCTATAATCAAGCTAATGAGCATATATCTTAGAGATTTATATTTAAAGAAACACTCTAATATCGTATAATATATAAAGGCGGACTAACATCCGCCTTTCTTTTTGCCTGCCTTTCTTATCTTTATTCATTCTAAATAGCTTGTAAATTTCCTCAAATCTTCCTATATTTGTGCGGAAACCGTGTCAAGTGGCCCGGTACTTAATTCGAACGTTATGGCAAATGAATTAAAAATCACGGATGTAGTCGATCAAAAAGCTTTTGATCAGTTGCGAAACTTTAAGGCGGAATTAAACGAGAATTATTCAATTTATAAGAAGCTTGCTTTAGAATTAGCCGGTGGAGTTAAAATCAATCCTAAAACATTCCAAGAATTATCTGACAAATCGATTCTTTATAATAAAACACTAAATGATCTTATTGTTACTCAGAATAGAATGGCTGCTATTCAGGAAAAATATAATAAGACTTTGGAGGATTATGGGAATAAGATAAATAAATTACTGACTCTTAATACCCTTCCTAAGCAATTTGACGATTTAGTTAAAGGGATAAATAAGATATCTAGCTCTCTAGATACGCTTTCTTCTAAATTTCAGAACGCTTCTTCTGCCCAAAGTTCGGCATCTCAGGCAAATCAATCGTATACCCAATCTACTAATCGATTAAATCAGGCGATAGCGACTACTGAGATTAGGTATGCTGAAATTGTAGATAATATATTAGCTTATGATAATAATGTTACTAAATTGACGGCAGATACCATTCAGAACAAGATTAGAATAAAGGAATTAGGAGATGAACTCAAACGATTGGATAAGGAATATAAGAATGGGAATATCGGCTTAACTGATTATCTGAATAAATCTGCATTACTAAAGCAGCGTCAAACGGAGCTTTCGGAACAAAACAAGCAGTACTCAAGCTTAATGAGAAATCATGCTGCTGTTATTATTTCCGCATCTAGCAGCTACAACGAAATGAATGCTGCGGTATTGGCTCTTGAAAAACGGCTGAAATCTATGTCTAAAGATTCATTTTTAGGTTCTGAAGGACAAAAGACATTACAGCAGATACAGACGCTGAAGAATGAATTAAAAAGCATGGATGCCCAAATGGGAAATTATCAACGTAATGTTGGTAATTATGCTTCGCATTGGAATGGTTTAGGTATGTCTGTTCAACAAGTCGCAAGAGAACTTCCATCTCTTGCAGTTGGTTGGAATACGTTTTTCCTTGCAATATCTAATAATCTTCCGATTTTAGCAGATGAGATTAAAAAGGCAAATGCTGAATTTAAAGCAATGCGGGAATCTGGAATGAAGGGAATACCTGTTTGGAAACAGTTGACTGGGGCTATCTTTAATTGGCAGACAGCATTAGTGGTAGGGATAACTTTGCTTTCTGTATATGGAAAAGATTTGGTAAATTGGATTAGCGGATTGGGTAAAACAAAAGATGCATTATTAGAAACAGTAAATGCTACAAATCAATTAGCGGTAGCTATGAGAAAGGGAGTGTCTGATTCGGTTAAGGAGCGAACAGAGTTAAAGCTATTATATGATGCTTCGCAAGATACTACGCGATCAATGGAAGAAAGGAAAGCGGCGGTTGATGAGCTCCAAAAAAGATATCCCAATTATTTAGGAAGTGTCAAAGATGAGGATATATTAGCAGGAAAAGCAGCTTCGAGTTATAAAGAACTGACGTCTGCTTTAATTGCGAACGCCCAAGCACGTGCTATCGAAGAAACAATGGTGGAAAATAGTAAAAAGGCTCTTGAATATGAGAATAAAATGCGATCTGCTCTTGTAGATCGTTATCAAATACAAAAAGAAATAGATAGATTGGAAGCAGAGGGACCTAAGATTGTTGTACAAAGGGGAGGTGGGGCTTATGATGCAAATGCACTTGCTCTTGTAGGTTTAAGAACCAGGCTTGAAGATGCTGAAAAAAGAATGGAGAGTTTCCAAAAAACAGCTGATGGTTTTAAAAGAGCAAATGAGGGACTAGCTGAAAGCATTAATATAAATGACCTGCTAAATCCACCAACATCAAAAGGTGAAAATTCGGCTGATAAACTAGCAAAACATCAAGAAGACATCGCTAAACGTCTTTCCGAAACCCGTATTTCTCTTATAGATGATGAGTATGAAAAAGAAAGGCAGACAGCTCAAAAGAAGTATGAAGAAAATATAGCATCCATCAAAGGTAATTCGGAAGAAGAAAATGAATTGAGAAAGAATTACGAACAGATACTTCAGGATGAATTGCTGGCGATAGATAAGAATTACTTGGATAAAAAAGATGAAGAAGAAAGAAAAAGGATTGAAAGCCTTGCGAAAGATAAGATGGATAGCGCAAAGAATACATATGCTGCTGAATCCATTAAGAGCTCGAGAAATATGCAAAGAGATATCCTCGAGCAGGCCAAACTATATGAAAAAGGCATAATCACTAAAAAAGAATACGAGAAGAGAAAGGCCCAAATAACGCAAGATTATGCGATAATAGAGACTGAGCGTACTATGGCACTTCTGCAAGAATTGATTAATGTACAAGGCATATCAGATGAAGAAAGATTAAGATTGAAAGAAGCCCTTGCCGAAGAGGAAATAAAGCTTATAGAAAAGGTTAGAGATGCCCACACTAAAGCAAGGGATGAAGAAAATGAAAGTGATAAAAAATATTGGGCAGATATTCAATCATCAATAGATAACCTGAAGAATGTTAGTGATGACGCAGTTGATGGGCTAGGCACGCTGTTTGGAGGAATAACAGAGCTAATCCTGAAGATGGTAAAAGATGGTAAATTGGGATTAGAAGATCTTTTGGCTAGTGCAGCTGCTATATCTGAAGGATTATCAACTATGGTTATAGGCATGTACGATCGGCAAATAGAAAAAATCGAAGAGCAACAGGAAAAGAATGAAGAAGCCGCAGAGGAAGAAAAGGAGCGCATCGAGGACTTAGTGAATAGTGGAGTTATTTCTACGGAAGTAGGTGAGGCTCGGAAACGGGCCGCCGAACAAACGACAGCCGATAAAAATAAAGAACTGGAAAAGCAAAAAGCTGAAATCCAGCAAAAACAGGCCAAATGGGATAAGGCTAATTCTATTATACAGGCAACAATTGCAACATCCCTGGCGGTAACTAAAGCGTTGCCGAATTTTGTTATTGCCGCTATGGTTGCCGCAATGGGAGCTGCTCAAATAGCCATGATCGCAGCCCAGCCCATCCCGAAATACGCAAAGGGAACAAAGGATAAATCTCACCCGGGAGGTTTGGCTATTGTCGGTGATGGTGGCAAGCGAGAGGTTATTCTTACAGGTAACGGAGCTTATATCACCCCATCTGTCCCCACTTTGGTTGATATGCCTAAACATGCTGAGGTCATCCCAGATATAGTTGATTACAAAAAAATGGCTCTTCGCTCTGACGCAATGATGCTTGATAAGATGAGGCGTGACAAAGGAGATCCCGTCATTGTTAATGTAAATAATGACTATAAGAGTCTGGAGCGAAAAATGGACGTGACTAATCAAGGAATGTCAAACTTGAATAAGACATTGCGAAAAATGGCCCGTTCCGCAGAGTATCGCTATCTTGATAGTAGATTGTAAAGATTTAAAGTTAAACATTTATATATTTAATTCTTATGGAAAAAGTAATCTTAAAAGTTGAGTTGGAAAGAGATGATATATCGGCAATGTTTCGTCTTTCTGGTGGAAAATTAACAGATGAACTATGGGATAAAATGAAAGATGCGGAATGTACGGTGGAAGATGAAGATCTGGAGGATCAGTCCGCAATGTTTAGGATAATGTTTAGTGCAATTGCTATAAAGAAATTATTGCAAGAAGATCGCTCTAAAATAACGGAAGATCAATCAGATCATAAACCTTTCAAAAGCCGTTTTTCAGCAATAATGGAGAAGCAGCAGCAACAGAGAGAAGAACTAAGGAGAATAAAAGAGGAAAGGGATAAGGGTATATAAAGATGAAAACATTTATAATAATATTGATAGGAATAATGTTAACCTATCTTACATGCGTGGGTATTTATAACGAATGGGACTTTATCTCAAGCGTGGACCCAACAGGATTTGCAAAAAGAGCAGGTGCTGCATTGATACTTTTTCTTATATATAGCGCCTTCTCTTGGATTGTAATAACAGGAATAATTGAATCATAAATATGCTATACAATGATTTAGACAAAATTCCCTTGGACATCTTTATTGACGTCTTTTTAGGAGAAAAGAGAAAACTCATAATAGACGGCAATCATTCAGAGGAAGAACTGGAATCACAGGCCTCAATGCTCATATCTGAATATATCGAAATTGTAGGTGGAGCTTCTGTTTCTAGTGAAATCTTGAAAAAGAGTAATCTGATCAATCTTCATATAAAAGTTGAATGTATGAGGATTGCGGAACTGATGGCAAATCGGGGAGAATGGGATGAAGTGGTTAATATCTTAAGATCCTTTGGATATCAGCTATTCCCGTCTGAACATGAAAAAATTAGAAAGCGGATATCGGCTATAATGTCGCAGAGTCGTTATCTGATAGAGAGCTATAACAGCAAAAAGACGGAAGAGCAATCTTTCAAAATGGATAAAAATTACTTTGCCAGGGAAAGAGTTATGGTCATGGCTCATTTTGGAATGCAGATCCGCAAGAATGAGATTACGGCAAAAGAATATGCCTTTATGGTTAAGCGTATGTGTGACGATGTAAAATCAATAAAACGCAAGTAGCTATGTACTTTAGATGTCAGATTTTAATAAATGGAATATCCTACGAAGCAACGGATGATCTCAAGAACTGGGATGATTTTGAACTTGCTTATAAAAGAAGTGATTATGACGGAGTACTTCGTTCTTTTAGCACTAAATTTGAGTTTGTAAACCGGTCTTATAATTTGTTGAAGGAAGAATATTCAAAGAATTACCTTTCTTCCAGTGCCGGTATAGCTTTTTATAAAAGAAACAATAGCTGGAACTGGGATAAGGTATTTCAGTGCGCTTTAGATTTTTCCTCTTATTCGGATAATGGATATACAATCTCTATTAACGCAATTGATGATACGCTGGCCGCTATTATTAAAGCTAAGAGAAATATTCAGTATGAGTATCTGGTGTCTGAATTAAAGCCTCAATCTCTTTATTATGACGGTCTGAAATTTCAGTATGAAGCTAAATACGTGTCAGGAGGAACAACTGTAGAAGATGATGCTAACCTTCAGTATATCGAACATTATGGACCTCTTCTTCCGGGGGGAGAGGGGAAGCCTATTGTATTGGACTTTCCTTTGTATATACTAGATAATAGTGAACTCCCGAAGCTGAATTCTCCATTAGTCTTTACAGATGAGCCGTTTTCGAGTGATGGGGGTGTGCAGCCCTTTGCAGAAGCGCTTTCCGATATTAATATCACAATAAAACTGTCATTTTCGTTTTATGTGATTGGAAGCACGAGCAATGGAACTGTATCTTCGCAGATTGTATTATATATACAAAGGGCTGACGGAACACTCGAACAGAAAATGAGGGCTCAACATATAGCCGGGAACTCCCCTACTTTTGTTAATGAAAATATAACTTCAGTTCTTCATAAAGGAGATACTGTCAGGATGGAACTGGAATTAAACAATTCAGTAAGACCTGTGGCAATGACATGGGCTACTTATCTGAGAGGCTTCTCTTTATCTGTAAATTTCCAATCCCGTATCAATCCTGTCAATATAGATGTCCTTCTTTTGACCACTGTTGCAGAAAAGCTCCTTGAAAGCATGACAGATAGCAGTGATTATAGCGTAGATATATACAATTATGTACCTGGTGGAATTACCCGGAGTCGACTCTCTTCGTGTTTTATAATGCCGGCAGAAAGTGCAAGAAATCTTCCTAATGCAAAGCTATACACTTCCTTCAAGAAATTTTGTGAGTTTATGGAGGCTGAGTTTGGCTATGTTCTGGTTGTAGAAGGGAACAACGTTACTTTTATTCATAGATATGCATTGTTTGACAATTATGTCGTAAAAGACCTTTCAGATCAGATAAACGATTATGAATATAGCGTCAATTCCTCTCTTGTCAACACTTCTGTAAAAGTTGGATATGATAAGCAGGATTATGACAGTATCAATGGACGTGATGAGTTTCGGTTTACAAATGAATTCTCAACAGGATTAAAACTGACGGATAATACTCTTTCTTTTATCAGTCCTTACCGGGCGGATGCGTATGGAATAGAGTTTTTGGTTCAAAAGCGAGGGGAAGATACCACCGATAATGATAGCGATAATGATGTTTTTATCGTAGGTTGTCAATATGCAACTTCGGCAGAGAATGGTAATCTGTTATTAGACCGTCCGTACAGCTCTAGTCAGTTGCTGGGTCTAATCAGCCCTGATACAATGTTTAACATAGAATATTCACCTCGTTTTATGCTGGAAGCAAATAAGGCATATATAGGCGCATGTACAAATATGCTTAAGTTTACTTCTTCTGATGGTAATAGTAATGTCTCAATTGCGGGAATAAAAGAAACCGATGATTTTCCTATAGATAATCGCTTGTTTACGGTAGGAGAAGTAGACGTTGAGACAAGTGAAGTGGATATTCCTTCAAATTTATCCGGATTAATCTCTCTTGATTATAATGGAGAGGCCGTACACGGATATATTAAAGAGATGAAGATTAATGTCGGAAAGACCGAATCGGTAAGATATTCTCTAATTGTGAAAGAGATAAAAAGCTGATAAGTTATTGTAATTGTTATAATAATTAGTATATTTGCATTGCAGTGTCAAGTGGCACTTAACCCATAAAAGAACGAAAAGACCATATGATTAAAATCGGTGACATCTGTCCATTGTTCTTTTCTCCATTAAAGAACAAATTTCAGCAGGATATAGACTATATCCAGCGCTTTCATACAAATGACAACATTCTAGTCCAGGTATTTTCGAATGATTCCAGCCATTCTGTTACGGCTTATTTACGCAATTTAGTATCAGGCAATCAAATACCCGTTTCTTTTTCTGAATATCAGGTGAATGATACGATAAAAATGTATTATTCCGCAATAACAGGACTTCATGATGCTGTATATGTACTTGAGGTAGCGGATGCTTCTGGCAATTTCTATGCCGTTAGCGAGCCCTTCTCAATATGTTCTGATAGCCTCATTTTGGATGAGACATGTCTTATTAGATGCTCTCACAAAGATAATAATTCTCCTTTTGACAATATCTTCTGGCCTGGTGAAGATCAGTTGTTTTTTGAATTCAGAATAGAGGGAGGATTCAAACCGAACGGTTATTCTGCAAAAGTTGAGAATGAGCAATTTCGGAATCAAAAACAGGAAATTATAGAATTATATTCAATTCCATATGACACGTTTTCTTTGTCGTGCGGTAATTCCTCAGGTATTCCTTATTGGTTTGTTCAATTTATAAATAAAGCCCTATGTCTTTCCGATTTTTATATAAATGACACGGCTTATGTTCGCTCTGGAAATTCGGTGCCTGAAGTAACTCAGGTATCGGAGGATAGTCAGATGTTCTGGGCTTCAGTCTTATTGGAGCAGAGGGAGAATAATCTTTCAGGTTTGGGTGGAATACCTGGAGGATCGTCGGCGATTAATCTCGTTGGATTTAATATAAACAATCCCAAGGAGGGGGAGATGTTACAGTATGATTCCTCCCAATTAGCTTTTGTAAATACTGATAAAATTGAAGTGTAATGAAGAAGAAGGTAACAAAAGAGTTATGGTATGGAAGTGAGATAGACGAGGATGGCAATCCGGTATATCCTCCGTTGGCACCTTCTGAAGCAAGGCATTTAGAAGGATTGAATCAAGGGGAAGTATATATACATAACAGAGATGAAGACCCTAAAATCATTATTGTAACCGATAAAGGAAACGTAAAAGAAATTGGCGGAGATGGTGAAGCACTGGAGAAAAAATATATACGAAAGGATCAACCGGATGGTACCGATTTCTTATTGAGTGCTAACGGTGGCCTTGTAGTTCGTGGCGGAGAATTGATAGAAGAAGTTGAAGATTCACTGATTGAAGAATTAGAATAATATGGCAATACTAAGTAACGGTAAGTTCTACGGATTTCTTTGTTCTGTAAAAGCGACAGGACGTAAGTTGTCGAACGGCGTAAAGGAATACGTCGAAGACTTCGTGTCCGGATTTGCCGGTCATGGATGGAAGCTGTGGGAGTATATCAAGGGCAAATGGAAGCTGGAGATAGACAGTCTTGTTGTTCGCGAGACAATGGTCGTTTTTGAGCTTCTTATTCAGAAGATCCGCGCGGTGAAGGGTGCACTGGGTATCACTCAGGCATGCGGCCGTATAAAGACTGCCACGCTGGATGAGTCCGGACAAAACTGGCTGGTCACCATCGAGGATGAGATGTCTTTTGTCGCACACGATTTCATCCGGTGCCAGGATTGGACGAATGGTACCCTTAAAGGCTATTGGGTCGAGATATCCGAAATACGCAAGATTGACGGTGTTGATACAATCGTCATACCTGTCAGTGAGTTCACCGGCGGTATAGGTTACACAGACGGCATGGAGGCTGTTGATCCGGCATTGTCGGGTATGACTACTCCGGCTGTCAGTGATGAGATTGTCCAGTTCGGTAACTCGAAGGATGTAAATCGTCAGAGTGCGATCTATCTGCATGCCGATGAAGGTGGACAGCCTGCAATCGATATTCTGTTTGGTATCAACAGCAAAAGTTTTGCCGGTTGTACGAAAATCCGTATGGGCGGTGATATTCCCGGAACAGACGGGCTTAAGGGTTTCTATTGCGAAAATGGTATGATCAAAGGTACAGACTCTAAAGGGCATGTCGTTTACTGTATCTATCCGGACGGTACTGCTGAGTTTGGAGACGGATCAGCCCGATTTGCTACAGATAGATCAGGTCACATAGCCGGAGGTGCCATTTCGTGGTATTGGGACGCATCGAAAAAAAAATATGTGTGCTCCATGAAGGGAGTGGTTCTAACGTGGGATAATCTGGACGAGGAAGCAAAGGAGAATCTAAAGGGCGAACCGGGTAAAGATGGACAGCCCGGTACGGATGGCAAACCGGGTACTGACGGTAAAGACGGTACAAGCCTCATT